GAGGTTACCGTGCCGGTATTAGTGGTGTAGCCGGCGTTGTTATTAAAGCCACTGTTGTTAATGTTTGCTTTAGTTAGCTTTCTTTGTACGCCTGAAGTATCGACAACTACAAAAAAGTCACCGTCTCCATTTGTAGTAGAGGTAGCAAGCTCGCTTAAATCTAACGAGATTGTGGGGGTTGCTCCCTCACTTGAGGCGCTTCCGTCTAGGCCCGTACCAGTTGCAATAGTTGCAACGTAGTTACCCGTGGTGTCGGTTCCCAGAGCAACAGAGTTAGCAGCTATAGTTGCGGCAATGCTTACGTTACCGCTGCCATCAAAACTACCCGAAGTGCCTGTGACATCACCCGTTAAGCTGATTGTCCTACCTGTAGCCAACGCAGTAGCGGTAGTTGCATTACCAGACAGAGCGCCTGAGAATGTTGTGGCAGTTGCTGTGCCAGTAACATTTATGCCTGTAGCGTTTGTGGCGAGTTTAGCCGCGTTATCGTAGTACAATACAAGCGAACCGTTTTGATTGCCAACAAGCATTAGCTCATTATTTGCGCCACGAAGATCAACGCGGGTGCCACGAACAAAAACAGCTCCAGAAACGCCATCTATATAATTGCTAGTGCCGTCATGATAAATCTCAAGGTCAGAACCAGCACCAAAGATAGCCTTGTCATTATCGCCAAAGGTCATGTTTCCAGAGGAAACAAAGCTAGTACCAGTAATAGCTCCCGCACTAAAGTTACCAGACGCATCACGAGCAACAAGGGTAGAGGCGGTGTTTGCAGAATCGCTTTGAAGGTCTGCCGCAGCGGCAGTTACATAAACAATAGCACTACCCGACAGGTTAAGCAGGGAACCTGTCGAACTACTTTCTAAAGAGCGAGAGAGTGTAGTACCTGACGAAGTGTAAGTACCAGTACCAATGTCCCACGCAGTGCCGTCTTCGATGGTGTACCGAACAGAGTCAGCGTTTGCTACGCCCGCATCCGCAAAAGTTTGAAACCCTGCTACAGCAGAACCGAGCGTAATTGTCCCTGTCCCCGTCGTAGCGGTGGACATCTTAGCTCTATTAACTAAGGTCACCATATCTAGGTTCTCTCAATCTTATGCAATACGAATGATGGCGTTACTTGCGTCTGCTGTTGGAAAAATGATGGTAAAGTCACCAGCAGTCGAAGTCTTGTCAGAACCGAAGTCCAACACAGCAATGGCCTTGTCAGACTGTGTGCTGTTGTAGATTAACGCGCCACGAGCAGTAATAGTCGCAGTAGACCAAGTAGTATCGTTAAAGTCAGTATATGCTGTAGTGCCAGAGCTGGTAGGTGCTACCGCAGTTAACGCATTTCCACCCGCAGTGTAGCCTGTACCGGACACTTCGTTAGTTACGCTGTAAGCTGTAGTGCTTGCACCCAAAGTTGCAGAGCTGGTGTACAGGGCAATGTACATACTGTCAGCGGTGGTTCCCGCACGAGCAACAGTTGTTCCAAAGGCGTGTATACCGTTAAGAAGCTCCACTTTGAAGCTCGTACACATTGCTTGAGTAATAGCCATAATGGGCCTCTCCTATAGTTTACGGATTATGTCGGCCAACTCAGAGTGGCCTTGCTGATTAAGCTTTGAACAAACAGTTGTTCTGTCTGATCTGATAGCTTCGTTCATATAGAAAATAAATAGCTGCTTAACTCTATCCTTGAATGCTAAGGCTTGAGATTTTATAGCAGGGTCTGCTGTGTCACTAATATCAATAAACTTTAACATTGCTCTTTCAGCAAGCTCCTCTGGAGTGAAACCCCGGTTACTTGTAGTAAAAACTTCAAAGTTTATTCCTTCTCTTGCCTCACCTTCTACGCCAAGCATCAACCTCTCCTCACAAAGACAGCGCCACTTCTATAGTTATCTGTAGTATTAAAGCCCTCACCCAATATCTTAAGCTGGGCAAGAGACTCATCAAACTTAGACTGATAGAGGGACATCATGTCCGGGTCTCCCTTGAGGTAGACATATGCTTCTATCAGAGATCCATACAACAATGCATTCTCTGCATTGTCTCCCAGCCAACTAGTTCCTGAAGGATCTGTAGTTATAGAGTTTGGCTTGTATAAATAATGAAGCTCAACATCAAAGTTAGCGTTTGGTGTTGGGCCAATAATAAAGTTGGCATCATCAAATATGCCGTAGTATTTAGGAGCGCCTTGAGTAGCGGACGATGGAAAAGACTCTCTAATAAAATTGGCGTCCTTGAACAAAAGATATTCGTAACCACTGTTGTCTATCGCCAAAGAATACTGAGACAGAAAGTCAGTAGGCATAGCCAAATACTGATTTCCGCTGGTAAGAGTTCCAGAAACATTCTTCCTGAAGTCGGGTAGCTGCACTGTTCGGAGTATGCGCTCCTCAGCCTGAGTGATAAACGTGGGAAGATTAGTTACAAAGCTAGTCTCAGTAGTTTGAAGATAGTCCTGTATAGCTGTCTTTAGTGTTGTATAAGTCCAAGCCATTAGCTTATCTCTACTGTAACTCTGCCAACTTGCCCATACATATCTAGACCGACAAGACCAACAGGATTCCAAGAAAATAAACGCCTACTTTCTTCCAGACCTCGATCAGGTCTAGGGTCTCTCAAAGCTTGAGGATCATCCATCCTGATTCTACCAAGCTGTAGCTGAGGTTGATCTTGATCAAGAACATCTCGCCCAACAAGCATACCGTTTGGTCTGCCATCCTCTATCTGAGGAACCAGATCCTTAAGCTTGTAACGAAAACCCGTCCTGTCACAAAACCCAAAAGCTTTCTTACCACTAGCATAACTGCTCATAAGTACTGATAGCCTCCCGGCACAACATACAGTGCAGCCTTCTCTCTA